CCCTCGAATGGTTGACATTCCTAGTCTGAGAGAGCTTGCTAAGTCCCCTTATGTTTATATGGTTATTAAGACCATTATTGATGAAGTCGCAAGTGTAGAATGGGATATTGTTCCGAAAGAGAGAGACTAGCCGAAAGGTGCGGTGGAGCAGTATGATGATACAAAGAAGGAAACAGACACGATTGGTGTGATCAGTCCTGAAACCTTAAAGCACATCAAAGAAGTTAAAGAGTTCTTTCATAGACCGAACGAGAATGGTGAGAGCTTCGAGTTCATAACACGTGCATTCTTGCGTGATATTCTAGAGATTGATAGTGGTGTACTGATTAAAGTATTCAATAAGGCAGGAAAGTTCAAACAATTATATGCTCGTGATGGTGGGACGTTCTTGAAGAACCCAGACATTTATGGGTATTTGGGTAACAAAGCAGATATTGTTAAGATGCCCGTATTCTTAGACCAACAAGACCGTAAAGACTTTTACAGTTCAGTACTCAAAGAAGATGCAGCATACTTCCAGTACGGTTGGGTTGCAATGATGCCGATTCCATTTGGAAAGCGAGAAGTTATTTATCAGATGAGCAATCCACGATCTGACAGTATTTACGGACGATCACCACTCGAAATCTTACAACAAATCATTTATGTTCTTATTTATGGAAGTCAGTTCAACCTAGACTACTATACGAACAATAATATGCCCGATGGAGTAATACAATTATTAGGTGCTAACAGTCAACAGATCCAAGACTTCAGGCAGCGCTTCGAGAAGCAGTTCAAGAAGAAAGACGAGTTTGGTGCATGGAGGAAAGTCTTCCACAAATATCCTATTGTTAATAACGAGACCAAGTTCACCCCATTCCAGTTGAAACCTGCAGAGATGGAGATTATCGAACAACAGAAATGGTTTACTAAGCTTGTATGGGCGTCCTTTGGAACTAATGCTACAGAGCTTGGATTCACTGAAGATTCTAATAAGGCAGTTGACCTTTCACAGAGTGCGATCTTTAAGCGCAAAGCAGTAAAGCCATTGTTGAAGATGATGGAGTACATGGCTAATAGTAAGATCATGCCAGAGTTTGGCCATGACGATATTGAATTCCGATTCATCGAGTATGACCTTGCTGAAGATATTGAGAAGCACAAATTATATGAGATCCAATTAAAGAATGGGATTAAGAACGTTAATGCGATTCGAGAGGACATGGGGCTCCCACCAAGAGAAGGTGGAGAAGAGTACGCGTCTAGTCAAGGAGGAGTCGGCCAACAAGACCAATTCGGAAATCCTGAACTGCCAAACACGGAAAAGCCAGAAGACGAAATAATCGCAGGTCCTAAAGACGAAAAGAAAGAAGAGATTATCAAGGGACAGACTGAAGATAAAGCATTAGAGACGTCCGAACCAATCGCACCCAAAGAGAACGAGAAGGTCACGAACAAGAAAGTCAAGAAAGACATGGTCATGTTCCTACGCGACCGAGAACAATTACTATTAGAAACAATCAAACAAATCTATGAGAGCGACATGCTCGCAGAAATTAAGGACTTCAAGAACCTATGGGAGCGAATCATAGACCAGCTTAAATCATTCTTTCCACCAGATGAACTCAAACCAATAATTGACGACTTCACAACCGAATCATTCACGAAGGGAGTCGAACAGGCAGAACTCGCATTCGAACAAAACTTTTTTCCAAACCAAGACGCGGTCAACTTCCTTAAAGATTACAATTTCGATCTAGTTAAGAACATGACGGACGAGCTTGGCAACAAGCTTAAATCAACTCTTCAGCGAAGTTATATGAACGATCTTCCATTTGATGATGTCAAGAAAGAAGTGCGAGACATTTTCAATAAGAACGAGGTTCGCGCAAAAGCTATTGTAAGAACAGAGCAGAACAGAGCTGAGAACTTCGGCCGTATGGAAGGAGCCAAACAATCAGAATTAATCAAAGGAAAAAGCCTACTCAACACGCTTGATGCACGAACATCACAATTATGTGAGCGAATGATACGAAAGTATGGGGATGAAGTGATTGGAATAGACGATAAGTTTACCGATGCACAAACCGGACAGTCCTGGATGGCCCCACCATTCCACGTGAATTGTAGAACACGACTGACCACACCGAGGATTAAAGAATGAAAAACCCATCTAATAATTATCCAAAGCCAAAGACTGACGACGAAGAAGAAGACGTGGAAGAGAAGACACGTGGTCCAATAGACAGAATTAAAATGAATGGTGACACACAATGATGATCTTTCAGACTAGTTGGGAAGTTCTCAGTTATATAATCGGGATTGATGTTGGAGCACTTTATTACAAAGAAGACGAGAACGCAATCACGCTGTATTATATTCAGAACAATAATGTATGTTTAGAATATGCATACTTAAAAGTTGGTGAGGAACCAGACCTCATCTGGAAAGAAAACAATTTAAAAAAAGCAATCCGAATAATTGGAATGCGAGACAACAAGGTCAAGCTCGAACTTGTTCAATAAGGGTTGATGAACACGTAAGAGGTGTATACATGATATTATACGATAAACACACTAGCAGGAGGCTTTAATGGTTCAGAATCCAACAGTTGAAAGTATAAGTGCGGATGTCGTAGATGACAGTAATGCTTCTAATAAATTTGTTACTAGTGTAGAAAAAACCTCTTTAGCATCTATATCTCCCAAGGTATACGCGAGCTTTTATCTATCGACTGGTGGAACGACCGCCATAAGTAGTATAGAGAAAATATTGGTCATAAACAATGAACGCACCAACAGTGATGGGGACGTGTTTGTATTGGCAAATAACAGAATAACTATTAGTAAGACTGCAGTATTTGAGTTCAATATTGACGTGTACTTGAACAATAGTTCGTCATCACGAACCGAATACTCATTTTATATTAAACGAAATGGATCTGAAGAGACGGCCACAAGAAGCGCAAGTTATCAGAGAGGGTATAATTCGGGGATGTCTTCAAGTATCAGCGTGATGCTAAGTGTTACGTCTGGGGACTATTTCGAGATTTATTGTATACGAACATATGGCGGTGCAAGTGTGGGCTATCAAGATTCGAATGGTACAAGAGTAAATATTAAAGAGTTATGATCATGGCACTTCCAAAACAGATAGGAGATAAAGAGAATCAAAAGTTTTTAGAAAGCACAGCAGTACCGAATCAGCCGGGCGTAGTAGTTTTGAATCCAGATGGTACGACTGTTGGTAGTGGCGGTGGTGGATCTGGTGATGGAGCAATACTTGATGGAGCGAACGCATTAATTAAAGCTTCAGTATTCGACCTTACTAACAGTAATCCTTTAGCTTCTGCAATAGTAGATGGTAATGGGGATCAGATTACTTCATTCGGTGGCGGCACACAATACACTGACGGCGTCGCGCAAGCAACACCTGTTGGAACTGTTGCAATGGGTACGGATGGATCTAACGTTTTTGCTTTATCAACTGATCCGAGCGGAAACCTTAATGTTATAGGTACGTTCTGGCAAGCTACACAACCAGTGAGTGGAACATTTTTTCAAGCAACCCAACCTGTTAGCGGAACATTCTTTCAAGCAACTCAACCAGTAAGCGCTGCAAGTTTACCTTTACCAAGTGGAGCAGCAACAAGTGCTCTTCAACTTCCTGATGGTCACAACGTTACAATTGATAATGCAAGTTTACCTGTTACAGGAACATTCTTTCAAGCTACTCAACCCGTGAGCGGTACGTTCTGGCAAACTACACAGCCAGTCAGTGGGACGGTCGCGGTCACAGGAACACAGACAGATGCTTTGACTGATACCGAAATTAGAGCAACTGCATTGCCTGTTAGTAATGCGAGTTTACCTTTACCAAGTGGAGCAAGTACGAGTGCGGCTCAACTCCCTGATGGTCACAACGTGACTGTTGATAATGCGAGTTTACCTGTGACTGGAACATTCTGGCAAGTAACCCAACCAGTGAGTGCGACAAGTCTTCCATTGCCTACTGGTGCGAGTACAAGCGCAAATCAATCCACAGCAATTACACATCTTTCAGAGATAGAGGGCGCGGTTGAAACAATCGAAGGCGCAGTGTCTGGTTCAGAAATGCAAGTTGATGTTATCACACTTCCCGTCGTGAAACCCAACGCTTTGAAAGTTTTAGACGTGACCAGTTATAACGTTGACGCTAGTGCAATACTTGTCGTTGATGCGAGTGCTGACGCCACCATGGTTGCGGTGACGATCACTAATAATGGTGATGAAGATATTTATTTAGGAAATACAACAGGAGTTGGCCCTGTAGAATTTATTAAAAAGTTAAGTTCAGGAGACACTTGGGAGTACCCATTGGGATTTACTAGTGGTGCTGTTAATGATATTTATGCAGAAAGAGCAAGTGCTCAAACCAACGACGATGTCATGGTTGTGAAATGGGAGGAACTATAAATTGCCCTCATTATCGTTCGAGTGCGACACTACTAAGTCAGGAATCATAATCCAAAAAGCAGGATTCAGCACAACCTACCCTGCAACAACAGGAAACACTGGAAGTATAGGTGTCGACACAAACCCCCCAGGATTTGGAAGTACACAATGGACGTGGAGTATGTGTCTGGCAACAGACATAACAGGAATTCCAGTCAAAGCCACAGTTACAAAAGTAGAATACGATTTTGTTTTAGCGCCAGTTCAACCATCAAACATTCAAGATCCAAGTTGGGCACAAGAAGTATACGCGGATGGTTCGGGCGGTATTATTGGAATCGCACTGAATGGAACGTCTGGAGAATGGAATGGTACGGGCGGAACACAATACGATGATTTGACCTTTAGCAACGATCCCCCGCTCGATGAGCTTATCGAGATAACTGGAGGTATTACTGCAGAGATCACACCAGGTATTGATCAACAATTAGATATCGTGTTCAAACAGAAGAACATCACAGTAGGAGACGATGGAACTCGCGACTTTATCATTGGCGGTGGAAAAATAAATTGCAGCATAATAATCACTTATACACTTCCCGACGAGGGAAGTTTTAACAGGTTCAGAAGAGGACCAAATAGGAGGTAAAAACATGGCAGGAACATTTGATGTATCATTAACAATAACAGCACCCTACTCTCAACTAGACAATATAAGAACAAAGTTACAAGCTTTACTAGTTGACTTTCCAGACGTAGTAAGTGTTAACAGATTCTCATTTAATGACGATCAACAAGGACAACTTTAAGAAAGGATATAAGTGCTGGCAATGTTGCCCGCCAATTCCACTGACTAAAGATGAGAAGGATCACCTACAAGAAAGTTTCGATGTTGCAAATTCTTGTTTTAAACAAGATGATCGGCAAGGATTCAAAACCATAAGTGGTCCTCCTCGTGTTATTAGTTCGACAACCCACAAGACAGGGGAGATGACCTTACGTCCATGTGTCTTCTTGGACAAAGACAATCTTTGCAAAGTTTATTCTGCAAGACCAAAAATATGCTCAGATTACGAGTGTAAACACTAATTCTGTGTAAATAATTTATAAACACCATTTAACATAAGACCTGTATGGTAGATCAAAAATCATACAATTTCGTAACTGACAGTCTAATGTACTCTTCAATTGAAGAGAAAGGCTCAAAAAAATACTATATTACAGGATATATTTCTACAAAAGATCGTGACCTAGCAAACGACGTCGTAACAGAAACGGCAATGGGTCAAATGTTACAAGACGTTCTATCCGGAAACATCAAGCTAGACAATGAACATGAAGCATGGAGAAAAGACAATCCATCAATCATCCCCCTCGGAAAAAATCGTTGAAGCAAAAAAAGACGATAGAGGCATTATTCATTAAAGCACAGATGAACGATTCCAACGCTAGATTCGAAGAAGTCTGGAACAGTATCAAAGACGGTTTCTTAGACGCATTCAGCATTGCTTACAAAGCAACAAATTATTCGTACAAAGTCATAGATGGCGTAAAAACAAGAATGCTATCAGGTATTAAATTACTGAACGTAGCACTCACCGGAAACCCGGTGAACCCAAACTGTAAGATGTTTGACGTTTTTATGAAATCAGTTGATGATTTTAAAATAATGGAGGAAAATAAAATGGAAGAACAAGAAAAACAACCAGAAGCTACACCTGAAGCAGTACAACCTGAAGCAGTCGCTGAAGAAAAAACCGAAGTCGTAGAAGAAGTTGAAGCTAAATCAGATGTTCCAGAAGTGGAATATATAGAAAAAAAATCTTTTGAAGAGCTAAAGTCCAAAATGGAAAAAGACAATGAGGATCTTAAAGCAGAAATCAAAAGTTTACAAAAAAAACTCGAAGCACCAGTCTTTAAGGCTGAACAAAAAAGCTTTGATGAAGTAAAAGGATCATTAAAGGGCTCACTAAAAGGACCTTTAGATGCAATTTAATGGAGGATATGAAAAATGACAAGTACAGGAACAATTAATATAAACTCAGGTTCCGCATATGCTGCAAGTTTCGGCGTTCTTCCTAATGGAACACAGTACCAATCTGGTGCTGACAGTCCATGGGATGTTAACACTAAAAGCTTCGATGGCGACATGCGAGCTGAGTTAAAGAGCACATTCGATGAAGGATTCGCACAAATGAAATCTTTCGGAACCACAGCTGGTGGTACAGGAACTGCTGGATTCGCAATGATTCCGGTTTACATCGACCCACGCGTAACTGATCGAACAAGAAAATACACACCTATTGTTGAATTGATGCCAAGAGTATCCAACATGGGTATTACAGCTGATTATAATGTAATCACTGCTAAAGGTGGAGCAACCACACTTTCTGAAGACGCAGCTCTTTCAGAGACAGATACCACGTACGATAGAGCTAGTACCTTTATTAAGTATGTTTACACTGTTGGAAGAGTTACAGGTCAGGCTATGGCGGCTGTACCAGCTTTCATGCTTGGTGGATTTAATCCTGCAGGTGGAGCAACAGGAGCTTTTGGAGATTCTACTGCTGCTAACGCAAAGCAAATGGAAGTCTTAGTTAAGACAAGAGAACTTCGAGAGAAAGAAGAAGACTTGATCATTAACGGAAATGCAACCACATCCGGTTCATCAGTTGGTGTAACGGGAGCTAATGGAACAGAGTATGATGGTATCATCCAAATTATGGGTGCAGAGAACACTGTTGCAAAAGGAAGCACAGCACTTGAACTAGGAGATGTCAATACGGCAGTTCAGAACGCTTTTGATGATGGTGGTAAACCAGGTCTAGCTATTGCATCTAGTGCAGTATACACAGACTTGTTAAACCTATTAGTAGCAAAGATCGGCTACTTACACGCAACACAGCAGGTATTCTGGGGATTCACAGCAGTAGTATTAAATACAATTGTTGGACAAGTTCCAGTCGTACCATCGCAGTTCATGAGTAACCTCTCAGGTTCAAAATCTATCTACTTCTTAGACCTTAGTGTTTGGGAAATGAGAGTATTGCAGGACATGACTTACGAAGAACTAGCAAAAACAAACGATAGTCAGAAGTTTATGTTGAAAATATATGAAGCTTTAATCTGTAAAGCTCCAACATTCAGCAGTTCAATTACTGGTATCTTATAAATAGAGGTATAAAGAATGGCAGCAGAAGATATTACAAGTACAATGACCAGAATCGGTGGAGACATCGGTGGCGGGTCTGCTTCAAGTGCACCCGGATTAGTCTGGGGAATCTACAATGTTACAAGCACTGAGGATGGTGATTTTATCACATTATCAGACTTCAGCGTGGTTCACCATGCAGTTTGTAACGTAATCGCAACGAATGTTCATACGTCAGAACCAATCACATTGACTGGTGCAAATAACGTTATAACATTTCAAGCGGGCGCAACTGGAGAAATGCAGTTGATCGTTTGGGGAACCAAAGCGTAAGCAGATTAAACAATTTTTTTATTTTTTTTTTTTATTTTCATTTTTTATAATACTATAGGAGGAAAAAATCAAATGGCAAATGTAAATATAAACCCAATCGAACTTCTACCTAACGGTGGAATATCAAATGCAGGATGGATAACAGGTCTTGTTTCAAGTGCAGCTAAAGCAGCGCAAAACGACACATGGACAATCCCGAACGCAGTAGAAATCAAATTCGCATCTGTTATGGACGACAGTGCAGGAACAGTTGACGTACCAGACATTGCAACAAACATTATCACACTTACTGGCGCAGCAACAGGCACAGCATCAGCAATTGTAGTATACAGGTAATTAAGATGGATGTAGCAAAAAACGAATGGTTAAACTCAGAAAATAAGAATGATGAGTTCATATACCACAGTGCAACAGACGTTGAAGGCAAAGGCTTTATCAAACAATTTTCGAACCCGAACTTTGTAAAAGAAAAAGTCGCACCGGAACAACCAACACTATCTACAGAAAAACCTAAAAAGATAGCAAAGAAAAAATCAAAGATGAGTGCGTTATTCAAATGAAAGTTATTGAACTCACGGGCACGACAAGTGCAGGTGGAGCTTTAACAGTTACTGACACACGAAACGTTGTTGGCTATGTCGAAAAGGTCGTCATGGACTACGCTGATGGTGCTACAGGAGCAGACGTGGTCTTAACAGAAGAAGGACCAGTAAGTCAACCAATCCTAACCATCACCAATGCAGGAGTTGCAGACCTTACAATATATCCAAGAGCTGGAGCAGTAACAACGGGCAACGCAGCAATCACCAATAGTTTTACCAAACAATTCATTACAGGAACATTTAAGCTTGTAGTATCATCGGGTGGCGCAACAAAAGTTGTCAGATTCCTTGTATACTTAAGCGACGAATAAAAAAAAATGAAAATAGTTGAACTTACTGGAACAACAGTTGGAGGCTCTATCATTGTCGAGAGTGAACGAATAGTTGTTGGTAGTGTAGAAAAGATAGTTATGCCGTACGTGAATGGTAATGGTGGTCTTAGCACTGCGGCGATTGGCGAACTTAACGGGAAAACTGTTTTTTCAACCACGAACATTCCAGTTGTTGATACTACATATTATCCCCGCCCAGAACCAGTAGACACAGCAAACAGTAGTATTGCGAATCCGGCATCGGATAAATGGTTCATAACAGACAGATTAAAACTCACTATAAGTAGTGGTGGGCCGAACAAAACATATAGTTTTTTCGTGTATATTAGCGATGAAACAAAAAAGGGTGTGAACAGTGACAGATAAAACATATTATTGTACTCCGGACGAAGTAAGAATCCAACTAGGGATAGCCAGCGACGTATTATCGGACGCTGACGCAACAGTACTAATACAATTTGCACAAGACGAACTAGATCGAATGGTACACACAACCTTCTTAAAACCACAAGTTGACAGCACTGCAACTGCTGGAACGACAAGCACACTCACTGATAGTACAGCAACATGGACTATTGACGAATGGAACGCTGACGAAAATCTTGTTGGTGGATACATGGTATACATTTATACAGGAACCGGAAGCGGACAATGTAGAACAATCACTGACAACACTGCAACACAATTAACAATAAGTCCTGTTTGGACCACGACTCCAAGCACGGATAGCAAATTTCGAATACTAAAAAATACGTATACTAACGAAACATTCACGGGAGACGGAACCGAAATCTATTTTACGAATACGCACCCACTCTTTAATCTTTATTCTACAACGATTGATTCAGTATCAGTCACGACCTCTTCTATGACGAACGTTCCAGAATGGGGCAAATTACAATTAAGCACGACAAGCGAGAAGGCACAGTTTGATAGCACGACTCCTGAACTATGTAACATCGAATATTTTTATGGTGTCAGTCCAGTTCCTGATATTGTGCGAACATATTGCAGTGTTCAAGCAGGAGTCTTAGCGGCTCAGTACATGATTGGTAGCACGTACACTTTCGCAACAAGTTATTCACATCCAGACATTAGCGTCACGAAAGGTGTCCCTTACCCTCACTTTGACAAAGTATACGGCACTCTTATTAAGAAGAGTGAAATGTACAAGAAAATGATATTAAATAGTTTGATGAGGTACGCATTCGGATAATGGCAGCTCCACTAGTCGCACGGATAACTAATGATGCAATCCCATCATCTGATCATAATGATGTGATGGAATATGTTGAGGACGGAACGTATAGAGTTAATACGAGCGCATTACATATTGCAGGCACTAGCATGATCGGAACAGACCGAGCAGTCACTGCATGGAACGTTAACAATTTATTGATTTTAGACGGCGTAAAGTACGCCAAGACCGCAACCGGAATGAACCTTCTCATCGCAGACTTAGTTACTGCTGGTGGTGGAGAGTGTTATCTGCCATTTGGAAATATTGCAGTCGACGTAAACATCCCGCTATCAGCAAGTGCTAACAAAATAAAGATCACAGGAAGTGGTTGGGGTACAATATTACAAGTTCCAAACAATCTAGATGCAGACGTGTTCACGAACAGTGG